CGTTTACCTAATCTTGCTCTTGTTTTTTTAATAACAAACCGTTTTTTTATATCTAACGGCTTTGAGCAACTTGCTGGCGATGCTACTAACCTATTTTTACGCCAACCCGATGTACATCGGAATTTAACTACCACTTTATTACCACGCCGGGCCCACACCCGCCGCGCTTCAAGTATTGGATCTTCTCCTAATAAATCTACCAGATTCATAGTTATATTTATACTAAAAAAGACTTTTTAAAATTATTTTAAAAAGGTCGCAACAACGCCGCCTAAAAGGGTTACAAATGTAGCACCTATTCCCCAAAAGAATATTCTCTCTAGTCGCGAAATAGCGGCAGAATTATAATCTATTCTTTCGCAAACTCGTACTTCGGTGTCTTGTATATGTTGATGGATTGCATAATATCGTTCACTACAAATAGCAACGTGCGCCTCTAAACTTTCAGATTCGATTTCGTATGTTTCTTTAGGATGTATATATAACTGTTTTACAGGTGCTTGCTTTTCCATAACAATAGTATTTATTTCAGGGCATACCAATTAAAAAGTAGGTATTTTTTATTTTTGCATTTTTTGTTTCAATATACTGTAACTTGTCTGATACTGGTATACCATTTAACTCATTAATTAATTGTTTAATTGAGATTAATCCTTGATGTTCAACTGCAAATGACCATGTCCATACATTTCGCAGTTTACTATTATATTCGGAACCAAATTTAAAATTAACTAATTTTTTCTTCTTACAGTCCGGTGTAAGCGAACCCAGCGGTTGGCAAAACATACTAATACAATTAATAATCATATCCCAGTTCTTCTGGGATACATCTTTGCGGCGAGGCGATGATGATATATCTACTAAAGTATAAACCGTAAACCAGGTTGCTGTTTCAGAATTAAATTCATGCATAAAAATATTTAGTAAGAATAAAAAACCCCCTCATCGAGGGGGTTTTTAAAGTTTGATAAACGACTACTTATTAATAAGTATATGCGTCAACCGTGGCTGTTGCCAAGTCAACACCGTCTACTGTACCTAATGCTCGTACAGCATCCCGCAAGCCGTCGGCTGTCCATGCATTTGGTGACTCAACTGCTACGCGGAAACCTTCGTTTGCTGTAGCACCTGCTACTGCGCCACCAAGAAAGATTACTGTTCCTCTTGCCTGTACTGCTTCGACGATTGCACCTACTGTGCCACCGATGTCGTATTTTGCAGAAATATCTGACTTACAATCAACCACGAAGTGATCAACTGAATGGCCAATAAATTGTCCTGCGTTGTAATTACCATTTACTCTTGCTACCATTGGAATTTCTCCTATTTTTCATTTGCTAATTTTATTAGCTCTTACATTTATTTATCATCTACACATATTTTATAACATATTTGTTAATGCTAACATTATTTTTTATACTTACCGTAATCGTGCCCTTTTGCCTTTCGTAATGTTAAATGCCGGGCTAATTTGTAAGCACCGTATGTTGCGGCACCTGTGAGACCAATGCCTGCGGCAATTTTCGAACGAGTCGACATACCACCTTTTGTGTTAGCAGGCTGGGCAACTTCCATATCTCTGACTGATTTTTTTGATACAAACTTCTTCTCTTTTACTAATTTCATCAAAACTGGTAAAAGCTCAGACATTCTTCCTCTTGCTTTAAGTGCCTGAATAAGCCGAGTTATAACTAAAGTTTTCTGTCCGTGTTTTAAATTTGCCCAATCTGACGTAAGACGCCGAACGGATTTATACTGGCCGTTGTTAACCATTAATTGCTGTTCAATTTTAAACAACATTTGGCCATCAAATTGCTTGTTTACCTTTCCTTTGGCTGTAAACCGCAACCATGCTTTTAATTGTGTTTCATTTACACGTAAATTTTGTAAAAACATCTGGCTTGCTTCTTGATCGGCAAACAATTTATCTGTATCGTCAGTGCCCAATAAGGCCGTTAACATAATATACAGATCTGTACCATTTGTTCTAAATACATTAAAATTTTGATACATCATTGTTTTTGTCGCATACTTGGATGCAACTGGTGCATATTTAAATTCATTTTTAAGAATAACCAATGTACACAGGTATAAAAATGACAAGTCAGCGGCATCCTTTGCAGTGAAACGATTCATCTGCTTTTTTTGCCTTACTAGTCTGCTTTCTGACAGTTCATCTATAAAATCAAGTTTCATAATACTATTTATTAATACTTCTTCTGAAAATTAGCGGCACTAAACCCCAATCTATCAACAATCTTTATAGCATTACCTACATGATCAACGGCTACAAACCCTTCTGGGTCGCGCACCTCAATTGAGCCATCTGCTGTGATCTCAAATGTATCCATTGCTTTGATTCCGTTTAACTTTTTAGCAAACATACTTTTAACGCTAAACAACAGGAACCATAATTCGTATAAATCTATAAATTGCTGTTTGTTATTTTCAAAAAATTCTAAACCCTTTTCTAATTCTTGTGTTTTACGAGCAATTGCGTCATCTCGTTTATATCCTGCTATCTTTGTTTCCAACTGTTCTTCAAATCGAGAAATAAAACTTATAGCAAGTTGCTCAGCACTATCAGGGATAGCACCCTGCCGAACACTTGCATTAATTGTAGATTCTAAATCTTTTTTAAGATCTTTACCTAAGGCATCTGTTTCTAGAAAATTAAAAAACTTTTTCCCAGTTGCGATTAGGCTTTTCTTTGCATCATTTATTGCTTTACGAATTGTTGCCGTTTCTTCGGCAGTTAATGTTACTTGCCCACTTACATCGTGTATCGCCGCATCACTAAACCAAATTCTGTCAGTTGGAATTAAATCTTCTACGCCGGCGCCAAATTGAGCATCTTCACTTGCTGGCCAGTTTGGATAACTGGTATGAAACACTATACCTAGTTTGGCTTCATCAATTTTCTTACCTATATCACTTTCAGCAGAAACTGCATATGTTAACGTATTTGGCGTAAACATTATAACTTCGTCGCCATCTATTGTCGCTCTTTTTTTACTGCCCGATATAAAAAGCAAGTCGCCTTGCAATAATCCTTTAAAATCAGGCGGAAAAATCTTAGGCAGTTCTGTTAATACTTCTTTTAATTTACTACGCAAGTTGCTTTTTTCTTCACCTTGCTTATTAGCATCAATTGCATCTGGCGTATCCATAATGCGAGGTGTTTTGGCAAAAATGCCTTTATCGCCCATTACAAATTTACCAGTTGTTGCATCTCTACCTGCAAGAATAGCAGGGGAACCGTCCCATTTTGTTGTTATATTAACTGCTGAATCTGCATGGCCTTCAAGCATATCTAATAATCGATATGCTATATCCAGTGCAGTGTTGGCACCTTCGTACCCATCGTATATTACTTTATCTTCAAAATGTTTAAGATGTGTATTTGCCTCTTCGTCTAACTCAACTTCGTCGTTAATTGCTCTTCGTACATCAGCTAACTTATGAAAGCCTACCTGCCTTTTTCGAGTTATACGTGGGCCTCTGAATTTACGTTTTTGTTTAATATTAAGAATTAGTTCATCAATCTGCATTTTCTAGTCTCTTAAGAGCGTTACTAAATCTCTCTATTTTCCCTGTACGGATTGCATTTAAAAATTTCTTCTGTAATCTATCAGCCACATCCGCGTCATAATTTTTCTCTAATAATTGCATAACATTATTAGCACTTACAATAACATGACTTGCTCTGTTTTCAACAATTAACTCTTTATTTTTATCAGGCAAAATATTATCAATTTCAGTTAATATACTCTTTATTTTCATTGATGCACAAATCCTTTCTAATATTTATCTAAACTAACTTCTTTTCACCGATCCAGTTTATTCATATTCGAAATCATTTTACGAATATCTGCGGATTTGGTTTCAACAGGTTTACCATTTACTTCTTTATCATCGGTAACAGAACTTTTCCTAACTACATTCTGATACAATACCTCTGATGCTTGCTCTTCCTCACCCTCAGGCAGATCGCTGATTTTCAAACTTTCAATGTCAAACTGTAAATCGACACGTTGGCCGTGGCCACTACTACTTCTTGTTTTCATAAATTGTATCTGATATCGTCCTCGCTCTCGCATTGGTGCACTTGTAAAAATACCTAACACATTATCTGCGGTTTGTACTTTACTTAATCCACCTGCAATATGCGAATGATCAAATTCAATCTCTTCTACTGCCGTTCTATTTAATTGTGATGCTGTTACTAATAACGTATCTAACTCAACTGCTAAATTACGCAACTCTTCGGCAACATATTTGTCTTTAACAAACAGATCGCTCGGACTTACCCGTTTATCATTAGGCATCATTAAATCTAAATAATCAATAATAACTGCTTGCGGTTGCCTACCACTCTGTATCTCATACTCTTTTAAATATGATCTAAGTTGCCCAGCATTAACACCACTTGGCAAATATGCTATTTGCATTGCACCCGCTTGCTTAGAAAGCAACTTAACCTTTAACTCAACATCTTCCAAATTTTTAAATAAACTTCGACTACTCATACCGGTTGCCATGCTATCTATTCGCATAGCAACTAATTCTTCACTTAATTCAAATGTAAAATAAATTACATTCAATCCGAGAGTTGACCAATTTAATGCAAGATTCTGTAAAAATAAACTCTTGCCTGTGCCACTGCCGCCAGCAAAGATTGATAACTCGCCTTTATTAAAACCACCAAACAATTTTTTATCAATTGCTGTCCAGCCTGTACTTACTTGCCCATTGTTATCCTTTAAAGACTTCAGTCGTGTTACTGGATCTTCATAATAGTCTGTGCCGAGGCTTTTTGTTAAACCTACTTCACTTGCTTCTTTTACACGTTTTTCAACAGAATAATATTCACCTTTTGTAATATCATCTGCACTTTCTAAAATCGCTTTTTCTAATGCTTTAAATTTTGCAAAATCTTGATACTCATCTAAAAACCATTCCTTATGCTGAGCAGTTACATCTGTGTTTGCATCAACACTAATGCCTGTTTTTGCTTGAATTTGTTCAGCAGTCGGCAAATCATTATACTTCTCTGCGTGTTGAGTAATTAAGTCTACTGCTGGCCTTAATTTATTATTAAAATATGCTGATACAACAATACCTTGTACTCGTACATACAAGTCCTTGTCGCTAATTAAAAAACTCAAAAATAGTTTTTGTAAATCTTCTGTAAACTCTTTCGCCATCTATCGTGTCTCAACTAATATCTGATGTACAAAATGTGGATCTTGAATTAACTTGCGTTCAATGTGCCGCAATACTTTCCACGTTGGTAATCTTTTATTACGTATCTGTAAACCTATTGATCTCAACATCTCTTGTTCTTTAAAATTTAAAGTCAAACCGCAACTATTATTCTTTTTACTAGGCGTCGGTTTATCAATATCATCTATTATATCCATAATTTTCTTATTATCTTCAGATAATTTATCTACTTGCTGTTGAAGTTCATCTATTCTTCTATATAAATCACTAATCTGGGACATCTATATACTCCTTTTTAATACATTAATTTTCACTGGTGCATTTTCTTTTGCATCTATGATACTTTTTAATGTAAACAATCTGCCATACTTTTTAACAGCATCTGCCACATCTCCTATTTCTTTATCCCACTCTGGGAAACTAACAGACCATCCATGCTTAATTGCACTTGCTATTAATTTTTTACCAGGTTGATCTCTATCTGGTACTAAAATAATTTCTCTATTAAAACCATTTAAATATTCTGCTTGTTTATTTGTTACTTGCGAACCCAATAATGCTATACCATCAATACCAATTGCATCAAATGGTCCCTCAACAATTATAGCATACTTTCTTTCCTTTGTAAATAGTTGGTCAACATTAAACAAATAATCTCGTTGTACTTTAACATAATACTTCGGTGTCGTATCTTTGTTTGGAGCAATGTGCCTTGTTATCCATCCTACTATTTCGTCCTTACAATAGCAAGGAACAATGATACGTTTATTTAAATCCATATACGAATCGGGTGACCAATAAAACTCCCAATTTTCATAAATGCCTGCTCCTCGTGATTGTAAATATGCCAACACATCAGTATCTGCATTTTCGGATATACGAACGGCACCTTGCGGCAATGCAATTGGTTGCCAATTTAAATTTATTGGTTTAACTGGTTCTACAACCGTGTCATTGTCCTTCTCTTTAATACTTTCTATTTTTAATTTATTAACATCCGCATCATCAAAACCTAATCCTACTAATAAATCAACAAATTTCTGTCCTAAAATACCACCTTGATGAAATCCTGTTGTATATCCACAGTTAAAACAATGATACGCAATAGCACCAATTGTACTAAAATTAAAACCGCCGCGTTTTCGTTTATCAGGCCTAAGTTCGCCCATACTGGTGCACATTGGACAATTCAATGATTGCCAACCACTCGGTGTAGTTTTTCGACCAGCTAGTCGAGACAGAATTAATGATTGTAGTTTATTAATTAACACTAAACACTATTTTAACTTCTAATTAGTATTTTGTCAATCGTTCCTGTATTACTAGCATCTGGTACATGAACAAATCTAAACCAATTTGTTGTTATATTGAAATTAAATAGATCTATACCTGTTTTTGTTGCGTAGTTATTGTATTCAACAAGACTATTGTCAGTGTGTAAATCTATAACAAACCAGTTCGTCGGTGAAGTTAAATCGTGGCTACCTTCAGCATATACTTTACCAG